ACGAAGCTCTTAAACGCTTCTGGTAAATCAGCAAGTGTAGGTGTCTTACCAGCTTTGAATGCTTCGTAAAGCGCGGTTATGGCTTCTGGAATACTCTTGATAGCTTCCTTGAAATTGGTATAGGTAGTTGTTACTTTCTCGAGAGCACCTGAATCTTTAAGACTCTGATAGAACTTCTCAAGATTATTCCCAGCCTGAACAATCCACGTTTTTACCTGTTGAAACGCATCCGAGACTATTGGTAATATAGCGCTTCCAAGCCTCTGAAGCGTATTAGATACCTCCTTGATGATTGGAAGCAAAACGTCCGTGTAATAGTTAGCGTCTTTAATGGACGATACAAAGCCTTTGAATTCTTCTTTAAGATTCTTAATACGAGTAACAATCTTGCCAACAATTTCCATGTTAGCGATTGTATCTTTAAGATCTTTAGCGCCGTTATAGACTCGTACGATAATGTCTGCGAGACCGTTCAGCGCTACAAGAAGCACGCCACCGACAAACTTGCCGATCGTAAATATAACGTTCTTCAGCTTATCAAAGTCAAACGACTTAGCTCCATTGACCAGATTCGTAAAGAACTTCTTGACTTCCCCTTCAGCATACGACAGACCTTTGCCCATCTTTGATAAAAGGGTTGTGATACTTTCAAACGATAAACCAGCGTCTTTTAATCCACCGGTCATCTCGTTTAGTTTCATTCTAAAGCCGTTGAGTAGGCCATAGATGTTGCTAAAGCTGAGTAACCAGGTATTAAAAGCATAAACCTTACCGCCTATTGTACCGAAAATATCAAGTATGAATCCGAGGGCGTTCTTAACAACCGTAAGAACTGAGGCCCCCTTAGCGAGGGTGTTCCACACAGCAGATAGACCGGTTTTAAGCACCTTTACTGTCGAAGACACGCCAAGAACAATCTTAGCCAGATTGCCGATAATCGGATTCTGTTTCTTAACTTCGTCCGTTACAGCTTCAACGCCTTTAGCCTGATCTGTAAGTAGTTCGGCATTCTCAGACAGAACATCGTTAGCAGATAAACCGACAGCCTCGTTATCAGACATTACAGTCTCGTAACGCTTCTCGCAACCAAGGACTTCGTTAACAGCGTTCTGTAAGTTCTCAAACGCATAGCCAGCCTCGTGAAGTCTATCAATTCTCTCTTGACCGCTGCCCCAATCGCCGTTGATGATCTGCTGAACTATTTCATTGAATTTCTCCGCTCTTTCAGCGACGTTTCCAACAGCTTCTGCGGTGCCTTTGACCTTTTTAGTGACATCATTAACACCGTCGGCGACTGGCTTAATTTTTTCGGTAATGGCATTAAAACCCTTGGCAACAGTTACGAGTGGTGTTGCGTCAATGTTACCGAACACCATTCCTAAAGCGCCACCAATTTCTTCTACGTAGTGCTTTACAGTCTCCCAAATATTACCAAACGCTGATATGAGATTATCTCGTCCGCCAAGATCATGCCAGGATTTGAAGAAATCGTTACGCCATTTGTTAAAGCCATCGGTCATCCAGTTCAGGCCGCCAAGAATGCTTGTAAATAGTTGTTTTGACTCTTCGTAATCACCGAAAATATAACGCCAAGTCTTGGACCATGAAGTCTTTTGTGATTCGGCAAATACGCTAAGCATCTGGCTGAAAGTGTTAACTTCGGTTGCTGCCCTGTACGCTCTGTTGCCTATGGAATCGTAAGGACCAGAATCATCAGCGTATTTCTCCAAAGTCTTCAGCAATACTTCAGAGGTCATCCACTGCTGAGCCAAAGATTCTTCAAATTTGCTGCTAGCGTTAAATGCTTCTTCGTTAGCTTTTTTACCTGAGTAAGTTGTGGAAATATACTTGTCGCCTATCTCTTTAAGGTTGCCAAGCTCTTTGGCTGTCTGAATCAACTGCTCTTTAAAGTCAACGCTGCCCATGTTGGCGTTATTAATAGAGCGCCAGTCCATAAGCTTAACTACTCCGGTACCCAGAGCCTGACCAAAGTTGTACATCGCTGAAGCAGCGTTCTGGGCGCTTGCTCCTGCTGAGGCAGCAACGTTTGAAATACCTTTAATAGCCGTTACCGAGTCTTCCAAGCTAACGCCAGCATTAGTGAACTTACCGATGTTAGCTGTCATGTCATTGAATGAATAAATAGTCTTGTCAGAATAATCGTTCAGTTCATCCAGAGCCTTGTTAACTGCCTCTAGCGTAACAGGCAGACCACTTGCGTCTTTAGCGGTGTTACTCAGCTGCTTAGTTGCAGATATAAACGACTCGTAAGTCTGCATACCGCCCTTAGGAGCCTCAGTAAGAGCGTTCATAAACTGATTACCAAGGTCCATAGCAGCATTAGTCAAGCGCTGCATTACTGTTATGCCAACTATGCCAAGGTTAGAGAACCGCTCATTGAGCTTATCGATGCCGTCTGCAATGTGACTAAGATCTAAATTCTTAGCGCTTTTGGACAGATTATCTAATCCCTTGCCAGCGTCCTCCATCTTGGTGGACTCTTTAAGCTGTTTGAGGGTAACCAAGCTTTGGGCGACCTTCTGCTCGAAGTCAGAGTTGTCAAACTTCATCTCAACAATCTTCTGTTCGAGTTCTTTATTCATAGCTTAGTCACCTCCTCCCATAGAGCTTTGGCAAGATCGTCGAAGATCGGACGAATTGCAGGTTTGATGTAATCTATTCCTTGGACGTATCCTCCGGTTCCTGTACCGTGTCCGTACTGTATTAACAAAGCAATAGGGACCCCGTTGTTCACGTTAGAGTTAGTCCACGTGATTGTAACGACGTCCCTTGCTTTTGTGATCTTATAGTCCCAGCTTGCTGCTGTCTTACCGGTATCGGCTGGCGTTGCCTTAGACAAAGCATCAACACCGAGCTTACCGTACTTATCTAACACGGAATCGAGGTCCAGCTTACGGAGCTTCTTAAGAAAACTCTCAGTTTTGCTGAAATCTCCCTTCTGCTTAAACTGTATAATAGATGCCATATCAGCCTCTTTGCTTCATCTTAGCGAGCCTCTGCCTGTTAATTTCAGCCCTTCTGCGATCCATTGCGGCCTTGTCTTTCTTAGACGGCTTAGAATTCTTCTTAGAACAGATCTTGATAAGCATCAGAAGTCTGTTAATGTGCCACTTCTCAAACTCAACTGGAATGTTATACGCGATCATCCAGTAATAGATCAGTTCAGAAGAAACCAGTTCGTGATGTCCGCCTGAGCTGGGTTCATAAACCGAAGAAGCCGTCATAGGATCATTCATGTACTGAACAATCTCATCAATGTTCTCCTGACTCAGAGCATAGTAGACGTAATCAGGCACGTTCTTGTTGATTGTCATGCAACGAACGTAATCAATCAGCTCGTCGGCAGTCTTGTTAGGAGTCTCGAGGTACATCTTGTGCCATTTTGACTCCCATTTTGAAATCGATACAAGCGAGTGCTCGAGAATCAGAGTCTGCGGATCTGTATAATAGAAAGTTCCGGTAGCCTGGTTAAACAACTCAACTGCTTTTACATGGATCGGAAGAGGCATGGCACGTTACCTCAGTTCAGAGGAGTAGCGACTCCGTCTACCGGAGCTCTTCCGGGGCCTGCAACAACCTGAGTGCCTGCCTGAGGCTTCGGAATGATTGCGTTGCAGAAAGCTGCCGCTGCGTCGGAGCTGCCGATCAGTTCCATCATCAGCTTGTCATAAGCCGGACACTGAACGAATCTCTTAGTCTGCTCGGGATCCTTCTCAAAGGACTTGCCGTCAAGAGACTTAATACCATACGAACTCTGAACAATCTGCTCAAAGTAGGTATACAGTGTAGGCATGTCCTGCTCAGCAATGATGCGGTTGTAGAACTCCTCAAGTCCTCCCTTGGTTGTGAAGTTCATTCTCATGATCTCAGCTTCGGAGAGGTTGAAATAGAAATCCTCTTCTCTCTCAAGTCCGTTGTAATCTGTGTACTTAATTCTCTTTTTAAGCATGTCTCTTTCCTTTCTTTAAGTAAAAAAATAAAGGCCCCAGAATTTGCTCAGGGGCCTTTTAACGGATCAAATATAGCGATCAGGTTGTCGGTTCCCAGGCATGGGTCTGCTCGTTGTACGTAAGGCCAAGAAGTCCGAGCGCTTCATCAGGAGTGGGAAGCTCAGGCTCATCCTGCTCAGTGCCGAACAGCTTATTCTCGAGAGCCGTCAACTTAGTCTTAGCCGCCTCAGTCGTGAACAGTGTGGAATCGATGGTAAGCTGGGCGGTGTTCTTGTATCCCTTGACCGCGATCGGAGTGGTCGTAAGTTCGAAGGAGAACGTGCCTGCCTCAGGGCTGTCGTTGACTGTGTTGTACTGTTTCTCAGAAGGAGATGCTGTTGCACCGTAGATCAGATGCAGCTTATAGCCGTAGTCGTTGGAGACGAGGTCGTTACCAACAATCGAACGATAAGCAAGGCCAAAGGTCTTTCTGGACTGCTGGCCGATGACAACGCCATCCATGACGTTAGCTTCGCCATTGCACTCTGCGAATTCCGGAGGATAAGCGTAGCACTCGATCGTAGCGCCGAATTCCTCTGCGGATCTCAGATCCAGGTACTTAATGTTATCTGCATAAATAGGGTTAGAGTCAGCTCCGGAAGGAGACTCAGTAATAGCAGAGACGCCGTTCCATGCGACACCGCCGACGTATTTC